GCTAAGCAATTTCATCCATAGTTTTAAGATTGAAATGTATGTTGAAAGTATTGATGGCTATGAGGGTGATGGCAAGCTGCTTGGTAAATTTGGCCTCGAGATACGAGATCAGATGAATCTTGTTGTTAGCAAACGTCGTTGGATTCAAGGAGTTGGTCGTTATGGGTTTGGTGTTAATAATAATCGACCAACAGAAGGTGATCTTATATTCTTTCCGCTTAGTCCTATTAAAAAATTATTTGAAATCAAATATGTGGAAAATGAAAAGCCCTTTTTACAATTAAAGGATGCACCGATCTGGACACTCACATGTGAACTTTTTGAATATGAAAGTCAGAATATAAACACAGGTGTGCACGAGATTGATAGCATTGAATATAATAACAGCGATAGTAATATTTTTGAATATAATTCTACAACGGCAACTGGTGAGTTTCTTGCTGGTGAAAGCCTAACATTTACATTCTCTGGAACAAGTGGTCTTGTTAAATTCTACAAATATAAACTTGACGAAAATAAAAATCAAATAATTGTAGGTGTGCCAACCTTTACAACAGGAGCGCCTACCCAACTTGGTGTTGGCACTGTCTTTACTGGCACAAAATCAGGTGCAGTTGCAACAGTTATAGATAGCTATGTCATTGGTGATAATAACGATTTGCTATTCAACAATGATCGCATGAGTCAAAATAGCAAATTTAAACAAACAGCAATTGAAGAGGACTTTATTGATTTCTCTGAAGATAATCCATTTGGGGAGCCTAGTTAAGCCATGATGAGTCGCGAATATTATTATAACAAAACCATTAAAAAGACTGTAGCTATTTTTGGCACACTTTTTAATGATATAAAGATTGTACGTCCTGCTGAAAATGGAGCAGGTGTTGGCACAGTTCGTGTGCCATTAACCTATGCACCGATCGAACGCTATCTTTCTCGTATTAATGCTAAAGGTCCAGCTGATGCTATTAGTATCAAATTGCCTCGCATGGCTTTTGAAATAACAAGCATGAATCTTGACACAGAATCAAAGCTTAATCGCATGAATCGCACTGTACAACAAGACGGAGACAATGTTGTTAAAGTCTGGCAAGCTGTGCCATATATCCTAAACTTTAGTCTTAGCATTATAAGTCGCGGTCATGACGAGGCAATGCAAATTGTTGAACAGATCTTGCCATATTTCAATCCAACATATAGTGTTACTGCAAAGGGTCTAGAAGGTCCTGATAGTTTGACAGATATACCCGTTAGTCTAACTGCGGTTAATAAAGAAGACAACTATGAAGGTGATTATGAAAATAGCAGAAGAACTGTTATCTACACCCTTGACTTTGATGTGCGCGTTAAATTTATCAGCGCTCCAATTAATCTAAGTGCAGGAGGCGGATTAATTAGTGCAGTTGATGTTAGCTATTTTGACTTTGACAGTGAGCCTGATGCAGATCCTTTGGTGTCAACTCGAACACGTGCACACTTTGAGGATCAAACATCCCTTAATGAAGGCTTTGAGATTGAATATTTTGAGGAACAATTTCCACCCATACCAGTAACTTATGAAACCAGACCAATCCCATAAGAGCGAGTTAATGAAAAATTTGACTGGTCAGCTTGAGATTATGATGCCAGCCCCACCAGCTCCAAAGATTTTAACACCTGAGCCAAGCGATGAAGCACTAATAAGCGATGCACAGGATGATTTTGAATATGCTCGAGTGCGCATGAAAAAATTGCTTGATACAAGTGATGAAGTAATTAGTAATTTACATGCACTTGCTACCGATGCTGAACATCCTCGGGCATATGAGGTGCTTGGCAATATGATTAAACAAAGTGCTGAAATGAATCAGCAGCTACTTGATCTTCAAAAGCAGCGTAAGCTGTTGATCAAAGGAAATAAACCTAATGAGGCAAATAGTACAACAAACAATGCAATTTTTGTTGGTACAACTATTGAACTTCAAAAATTCTTAAGCAATCAACAGGCATAGATAAGATGTAGCAATCGGCTTCATTACATTCAGCCGAAGGTGCATGGCACCTATTATACATAATGTTGAAAGTTTGTAAACAAAAAAATGCAAAATAATTCATATAATGGAAATCCCAAAATCAAAGCAGATGGGGTACAACAAAATTTCTCAGCGCATGAAGTTAGCGAATATATTCGTTGCCGAAATGATGTTGAATATTTTTGCAAGAATTATGTAAAGGTTATTAGTCTGGATCATGGACTTGTGCCATTTGAATTGCGAGGCTATCAGAGCAATCTTGTAAAACACTATAGTGATAATCGATTTAGTATTGTTCTAGCACCTAGACAGAGCGGTAAGAGTGTGACTAGTGTTGCATGGCTGCTGCACTATATGGTTTTCAATGCAGATAAAAAGGTTGCAGTGCTTGCTAATAAAGGTGCAACTGCTCGCGAGATGTTGAGTCGCTTTACTCTCATGCTTGAAAATCTGCCATTCTTTTTGCAGCCAGGTGTGCGAGTGCTCAATAAAGGTAATATTGTATTTGCTCATAATAGTGAGATTATTGCAGCGGCAACAAGCAGCAGCAGTATTCGAGGCATAAGTGCAAACATTATTTTTCTTGATGAGTTTGCCTTTGTGCATAAAGCTGAAGAGTTTTATACCTCAACCTATCCAGTAATTAGTTCTGGCAGTGATACAAAGGTTATTATTACAAGCACACCAAATGGTGTTGGCAATATGTTCTATAAACTATGGCAAGGCGCAATTAGTAATAGCAACGAATTTAAACCGTTTACTATTAATTGGCGTGATGTGCCAGGTCGAGATGATGATTGGCGTGCAAAGACAATTGCAAATACAAGTGAAGCACAGTTTCGACAGGAGTTCTCTTGTGAATTTGTTGGCAGCGCTGATACACTAATAGGCAGCACATGTTTGTTGGGCTTGCAAGCACAAAGTCCAATTAATATGCAGCATGATATTGTTTATTATGAGGCACCACAAGAAGATCATGCCTATATACTTGTAGCTGATGTTAGTAAAGGTCGTGGACAGGATTATAGCACCTTCTCGGTAATTGATATATCAACTAAACCATTTAAGCAGGTTTGTACCTATCGCAACAATACCATTTCACCACTGCTATTTCCAAATCTTATTGTTCGGGCAGCAACGCAATATAATCAAGCACTTGTTATTATTGAAAACAATGACGTTGGTCAGGTTGTGTGTAATGCTGTTTATTATGACTATGAATATGAAAATATGTTTACGACAAGTGCTGTTAAGAGCAATGGCATTGGCGTTGTCATGACCAAAAAAGTTAAACGCATTGGCTGCAGTAACTTAAAAGACTTGCTTGAAGCTAATAAACTGCATATTGTTGATGCATATACTATTGCTGAACTTGCAAACTTTGTACCAAAGGGTGATAGCTTTGCTGCAAGTGAAGGCGCACATGATGATAGTGTTATGAATTTCGTACTCTTCTCGTGGTTTGTGAGTACGGACGTGTTTAATGGCATGAGCGATACTGACCTGCGCGAGTTGTTATATAGCGAAAAGATGCTTGAGATGGAAGAGGATCTACCACCATTTGGTTATGTTTCAACAACATCATCAACGGGCAGTGCATATGATGAGCTTATAGATAATGCAAGAGAGTGGCATACTCTTTGAAAGTGAATAATTTATAAATAAGTTTGTGAGTCATAAACTTAGTATGCAATAAACTTATTAACAACAACTGAAAGGAAACAAATATGGGATTTTTAATATCACCTGGAGTAGAAGTCAAAGAAACAGATTTGACAAATATCATACCCGCACTAGCAACAAGCGTTGGTGGTTTTGCAGGGTTTTTTAGATGGGGACCAGTTAACACACCAGTTAACATCGGTTCTGAAACTGAACTAGCACGAACATTCGGAGCACCAACAAGTGCAGGAGATTATGAAACTAGTTTCATGACAGCAGCAAGCTATTTGAAATATAGCAACGCATTGCGTGTTGTTCGTACAGCCGATGGCAGCTCAAATGCTCATAGTTCAAATGATTTTACCGCTGGTTATGGCTACGGTGAAACTGCTAATGGCACAGGCATTTCTCCAGCTCTTAATATTAATAATATTGGTGACCTTTCAAATAGTCAAAGTGCGCTTCAAGCCTCTCGTATAAGATTTGTTTCCCGTTACCCTGGTGCACTTGGAAATTCTATTAGTGTATTTGTTATTGATTCAAATACAACTGATATCGAAATACCAGCGGCTATTAAATCAGCAAAAACATATAATCCAAGTTCTACTGGTTGGAGCGACGATCAAGCAGGTATACTTAATAAGACTGTAGTAAATGATGAATTAACAATTATTGTTTATGATAGATTGGGTCTTATTACTGGTACTGCTGGAGAAGTTCTTGAGGTATATCAAGGTCTTTCTTACTTTACTGCAGCAAAAAATACTTCAGGTCAATCAATCTATTGGGCTGATGTTCTTAATAATAATTCAAGTTATGTTTGGGGTGTAAACTTCACAACTGATAAAGATGGTTTAACATCAGCATCATATGTTGATTATTTCACTATTGAATTATTTGACGGTCCATATCTTTTTGAAGGTGGAGTTGATTCTACTACATTTTCTGAATCTACTATATTAGCATCCATTGACGAGTTTCAAAATGCTGAATCAATTGATATTAACTTTGTGTTTGCTCATAATTTTGCAGTAACAGCAACTCAATTGCAAGTAGATAATAAGCTTATTGAACTTGCATCATCTCGTCGCGATTGTTTAGCTTTTATTAGTGCACCACTTTCAATAGCTACTTCATCTACTGATAGGCTTGAAACAGTTAAAGCTAAATTCAGTGCTCTTAGTGGAGCAAATAGCTATACTGTATTTGATAGCACTCCAGTTTATGTCTATAACCGTTATCGTGATGCTTTTGTTTGGATTCCGGCTTGCGGACATATGGCTGGTCTTTGCGCCAAAACAGATCGTCTCGCTGATCCATGGTTTAGTCCTGCTGGATTCAACAGAGGCAATCTATTGGGTGTAACAAAACTTGCTTATAATCCAAAACAGACTGATCGCGATGATCTATACACTGCACGTATTAATCCAATCGTTAGCAGCCCAGGTAATGGCATTGTTCTCTTTGGTGATAAAACAGCGCAAGCTAAACCTGGTGCGTTTGACCGCATCAACGTTCGCCGCCTCTTTATTACAATTGAAAAGGCAATTGCTACAGCAAGTAAATTCTTGCTATTCGAACTTAACGACGAATTTACTCGTGCAGCATTCAGAAATGCAGTTGAGCCATATCTCCGTGAAGTTCAAGGTCGTAGAGGCATCATTGACTTTAGAGTAATTTGCGATGAAAGCAATAACACATCTGAAGTTGTTGATAACAATCGATTTGTTGGTACGATCTTTATCAAGCCATCTAAGAGCATTAACTATATCACTCTAAACTTTGTAGCTGTTCGCACAGGTGTATCGTTTGAAGAAGTAATTGGAACAAGCACACTATAAATAACAAAGAAAACAATAAAGAACTATGAGTAATATTTCTCAATTTAAAAGTAATTTTGCCGGAGGAGCAAGACCAAACCTATTCAAGTGTGTAGTTGACTTTCCAAGTATCGCTGGAAATACAAACACAACCCGTAGAGCAAGCTTTATGATTAAAGCTGCTAGCATTCCTGCTAGCACAATCACAAAGATTGACGTGCCATATCGTGGTCGTAATCTAAAGGTTGCAGGTGAACGTACATTTGAAGACAACTGGACAGTAACAGTATATAACGACACAAGTTTCGATTTGCGTAACGCATTTGAAAAATGGATGAATAGCATTAACTCTCACAGCCGTAACTTTGCGGCTGATGCTGCAGTTGGTGCACCATTGAATTATATGCGTGATTTGCAAGTAGTACAGCTTGATAAGAGCGGTCGTAGTGAAGATATTGGCATTGCTCAATATCGTTTTATCGACGCGTTTCCTGTTAATGTTAATGCAATTGAGCTTAGCTATGAAACTGACGAAGTTGAAACTTTCGAAGTTGAATTTGCATATCAATACTGGGAAAGAGTTGGTAACGAAGTTATTACTGACTAATTAAATGATATTCTACTGCGGGGGTTGAAAAACCCCCGCATATATACTTTATGAAGATTTTTGGATTCGAAATAGGTAAAGCTGTAGAAGCTGGAAAGTCAAAAACAATAGAAGGCTTTTCTACCCCAATTTCAACTGACGGCACCATTGAAATCAATGGCAGCATGACAAGTGCTTATTATGGGCATGTGTTGAATATGGATGACATTAATGTCAACGATGAAAAAGGTCTTATCCTAAAATATCGTATGGCAGCTGCTCAACCTGAGTGTGACCTTGCTGTTAGCGATATTGTTAATGCAGCAATTATTAGTGATAGCGATAAAACACCAGTTACACTAACGCTTGATAGTCTTGACTATCCTGATGAAATTAAAAATCGATTACGCGATGAGTTTGATAACATCGTTAAGATGCTAAACTTCAACTTTGATGGCCATGATATTTTCCGCCGTTGGTATGTTGACGGCAAACTCTATTATCACCTTGTTGTTGATAATGAAAAAGTTGAAAAAGGTGTTCAAGAGATGCGTCTCATTGACCCTCTTAAAATGAAAAAAGTCAAAGAGGTAACAACTCGAACAAACAAAGAAACTGGCACTCGCGTTAAGTTTGTTAGTGATGAATATTATCTCTATACTGAAGACATTCATACTAGCAGCGATGCATTAAAAATTCACGTTGATAGCATATGTTATGTGCCAAGCGGCTTGCTTGATGAGAGCGGAGCGTTTTCAATTAGCTATTTGCATAAGTGCATTAAGCTTGTGAATCAGTTGCGTATCATGGAGGATAGCTTGGTTATCTATCGTATCTCTCGTGCACCAGAACGTCGTATCTTTTATATTGATGTAGGCAACTTGCCAAAAGGCAAAGCTGAAGAATATGTGCAAGGCATCATGGGCAAATATAAAAACAAGCTTGTATATGATGCTAGCAGCGGTGAAGTTCGAGAAGATCGCAAGAGCATGAATATCATGGAGGATTTCTGGTTGCCACGTCGCGAAGGCGGCAGAGGCACAGAGATTCAAACATTGCCAGGTGGAGAAAACTTGGGTCAGATTGAAGATATCGTCTTTTTCCAGAAAAAACTATATAGAGCTCTTAACGTACCAGCTGGTCGTCTTGATGCTGATAATGCCTATAACATTGGTCGTGTCTCTGAGATTACTCGTGAAGAGGTTAAGTTTCAGAAATTCGTTAATAAACTGCGCCGCAAATTTAGCTTGCTCTTTATTAATGCACTGCGTGTACAATGCATCCTAAAAAATGTTTGCACACCTGAAGAATGGAAAATCATTCGCGAGAATATTAGTGTTGACTTTATTGAAGACAACTATTTCAGTGAGATTAAAGAGTTCGAGATTATTAAAGATCGTCTTGAAGTATTAAGCAGCATTGAACAATATATTGGAAAATATTATAGCGAAAAATGGGTACGCAGCAATATTCTCAATCAAAGCGATGAAGATATTGAGCGTATGGATAGCGAAAATGCTGAAGCAAAAGCTGGAGGTAAAAAAGAAGAGCCGTCGGCTGATGACTTTGGAGGTGATAGCGGCATGGATTTTGGAGCAGATGAATCTCCTGAGCCTGAAATTGATGCCGGTGCTGAAGAAGAACCGGCGGATGAAGCTCCTCCAGAAGAAGCATAAATTAAACAAATAAATAAAAAGTTATGAGCGAAGTAAAGAGTCTAATACATGATGTGCAGGATAATAAGATGGAGATTGCTAATTTGCGTCTTGATCAAATCCTAAAGGATAAAATTGCAGTTGCGATTGATCAACAAAGAGTTGAAGTTGCAAATAAAGTTTTCAACAGTGAAAGTTGAAAAGTGATTTTATATAAATAAAGATCAGAGATGAAGTTAATTACTGAACATAACGAAAATATTAAGTTTCTTACTGAAGGTGAGAAGGGTGATAAGAAATATATCATCGAAGGTATTTTCATGCAAGCAGAGCAAAAAAATCGCAATGGACGAATCTATCCTAAAGCGGTTCTTGAGTCTGCTGTTGATCGTTATGTAAAAGAATATGTTTCAAAAGGCCGTGCAGTTGGTGAGCTTAATCACCCCGAAGGTCCAGCAATTAATCTCGATAAAGTAAGTCACCGCATCACTGAATTGCGTTGGGATAAAAACGATGTCTATGGCAAAGCTCTTATCCTAAACACACCTATGGGCAACATCGCAAAAGGTTTACTTGAAGGTGGTTGTCAGCTCGGTGTATCAAGCCGAGGTATGGGCAGTGTTAGTCAAACTGAAGGCACAAGTAAAGTTAATGACGACTTTATTCTTGCTACAGTTGATATTGTACAGGATCCAAGCGCACCAAGTGCATTTGTTAATGGCATCATGGAAGGCGTTGAATATTTCTATAAAGGCAACGAGATTGTTGCTGTTGCTGCAGAACAAGCAGTTAAAAAAATTAAAAAGCTTAATAAGAAACAACTTGTTGAACAGCAAGCTAAAATTTTCAAAGATTTCTTGACTGAAATTTCAGTCAAGTTTTAATATATTATGGATTATTTGAATTTAGTATGGGAAAGGTGAAAATGTGAGACTGAGGATAAACCTCCTCTCAACAACGAAAACAAAATAGATGAAACAAAAATCAAAACTAAAAGATCTTATCGAAGATATTGTTGATTCTGATTTGCTCGCTCTTGATGAGTCCGACTATCAGTCTCAGGAAGAAGCGCGCGATGAGGACGAAGATGATCTTGAAGAAGACGAGGACGAAGATGAAATGAAGTCTGAAGGCGAAGACAAAGAAGATGAGGAAGAAGTTGATGAAGCTTCCTGTGATTATGACATGTCTGAAGGCGAAGATGAAGAAGAATCTGAAGAAGAATCTGAAGAAGAAGACGAGGACGAAATGAAGTCTGAAGGCGAATCTAAAGAAGAAGACGAAGATGAGGAAGAAGATGAGGAAGAAGTTGAAGAACAATATGAAAACTTCAAAGTCGATCTTACTAACGTTAGCAATCTAATCGAAAGTGAAGCTGGTCTTACTGAAGAATTTAAGAGCAAAGCTGCCCTTATTTTCGAAGCTGAGGTTAAATCACAACTTCGCACCATTAGAGAAGGTCTTAAAAAATCTTACACTCGTCGTCTAGAAGAAGCAGTATCATTTGTTGAAGACTCTCTTACAGAGCAAATTGATGGCTATCTCACCTATGCTGTACAGCAATGGATGAAAGAAAATCAAGTTGCAATTGAAAGCAGCCTTCGTACAGAGATTGCTGAAAACTTCATGGGCTCATTGAAGACTCTCTTCACTGAAAGCTATGTTGAAGTTCCAGCTAGCAAGCTTGACCTATTCGCAAAACTTGAAGAGGAAAAACAAGAGGTTGAAACCAAACTTGGTCGATCACTTGAACTACTTGGCGGTCTTGTTGAAAAAGTAGAAGATCTATCTCGCGCAAAAGCAATTGAAGAAGCATGCGAAGATTTGACACAAACTGAAGCACTTCGTTTGAAGAAGCTTGCAGAGAGCGTTGAATTTACAAGTGAAAACACATTTGCAGATAAGGTTAAAACCCTTAAAGAGTTTTATTTTACGAACAAGAGTTCAAAGAATAAAACAAAGAAAACTCTAACCGAAGAAACTTCCGAATACGAAGATTCTGAAATTGAAACAATCGTCGAAGGCCAAATTTTAGAACAAACTAAACTTGATCCTGAGATGTCACAATACCTAAAAGCACTTAACGCAATGAATAAAAGCGTTACTTACTAATTCCCAAACTAAAAAACAAAATAACTACTATGTTTAAATCAGAAGCACTAGAAAAAAAATGGGCACCTATTCTTGAGGCTGCCGACGCACCAAAATTCGCAGACACATATCGTAAGAGTGTAACTGCTGTTCTTTTGGAAAACCAACAAAAAGCAGCTCGTGAGGCTCGCGAACAAGCACAATACCTAACTGAAACTGATGTTAGCGCCCAAGGCGGTAACTATCAAGGTGCAGGTGTTGATCGCTGGGATCCAGTTCTCATCAGCCTTGTACGCCGCGCGATGCCTAACCTTATCGCTTATGACGTAGCTGGCGTTCAGCCAATGACAGGACCAACAGGTCTTATCTTTGCGATGAAGTCTCGTTACAATAGCCATGACGCAGCAGGAAAAGGTGATGGTCTTGACGCAACTCAATCAACTGGTGGTAACGCTAATAACCCAGAAGCGCTTTTCAATGAAGCTAACACCGCATTCTCTGGTACATCCGGTACACCAACTGGTCAAGGCCTTGAGCGTTCTGCTGGTGAAGGTAACATTTCAGGCGAAATGGGTTTCACAATCGAAAAATGCATTGTTGAAGCTAAAACTCGTCAGCTTAAAGCTGAATACTCAATGGAGCTTGCACAAGACCTTAAGAGTGTTCACGGCCTTGACGCTGAAACTGAACTTGCTAACATCTTGAGCACAGAAATTCTTGCTGAAATCAACCGTGAGGTTATCAACAAGATCAACTGGTCTGCTAGCACAGGTGGTATCAGCGGTGACTTTGACCTTGCAGTTGATGCAGACGGTCGTTGGGCTGTTGAAAAATTCAAGTCTCTTCTTTTCCAAATTGAAAAAGAAGCTAACGCGATTGCTAAAGCAACACGTCGTGGTAAAGGTAACTTCGTTATCTGCTCAAGCAACGTAGCTAGCGCTCTTGCAGCAGCAGGTGTACTTGACTATGCTCCAGCATTGTCAACAAGCCTTAACGTTGACGACACTGGCAACACATTTGCTGGTATCATCAATGGCCGTCTTAAAGTATTCATCGACCCTTATAGCACAGCTGATTATATCACTGTTGGTTTCAAAGGTTCGAATGCTTATGACGCAGGTATCTACTACTGCCCATATGTACCACTTACTATGGTTCGTGCAGTTGACCAAGCAAGCTTCCAGCCAAAAATTGGCTTCAAGACTCGTTACGGTCTAGTTGCTAACCCATTCAGCGCAGGTTCTGGTCCAACAAACACTCTTGGTGCAATCACTGAAAATTCTAACGTTTACTTCCGTAACTTTAGCGTGACTAACATCAACAGCGGTGAGCCTAACTTCTCCGGTCAATACGGATTCTAATTAACTTAACGTCCATTTACCTTAGGACGAAACCCAGCAGGGGAGCTACGGCTCCCCTGCTTTATTTTGCATAAATATAGTCATGAGCATTGATAATAGCCTATTAGCCAATAGTCAATTTCGCGTGATAATTGGCGGAACAAATGAATTTCCAAAGTTGTCATTTTTTGCAACTAGTGTTACTTTACCTGGTGTTTCGAGCGAAGCCATATCGACTAAATATCGAAATTTGCCTGGATTTACACCTGGAAATAGCCTGACATATGATGCTCTTAATTGTACACTGCTTTGTGATGAAAAGATGACAGCATATCTCGAATGCTTCTCATGGCTTAAACATAATGCAAAGGATGGACCAGATATTAAAACAACTGATATCACTATTGAGACTCTAACAAGCCATTTTAATGTTAGTCGCGGCTTTCGATTTGCAAATGCATTTCCAACCAGTTTGAGCTCAATTGAATTTAATAGCAGTGGTGAGCCAGGCTATGCTAGCTTTGACATAAGTTTCAGTTATGACGAATTTGATCTTGTATAGATAAATTCATGGATGTCGAAGAGCTATTAAAACAATGGGCAAATGATTCAAAGATTAGTGAGCATGCGCTTGATGAAACAACCTTACGAGGTGCAATGCTGCATAGCAAATATCTTGAATTCCATACAGTTGCCAAACTGAGATTAAAAAAGAAAGAGCTTGATCTTGCCATACTTAAAAAAGATAAGTGGCTCTATTATAATGGCAAAATGACAAAGGATGAAATGGATGCGCGAGGCTGGATATATGATCCATTTCATGGCATGAATAAACCACTTAAGGGTGATATGGATATGT